GATCCTTCGGGCGCGCTCGTCTGGCAGGAGCTTGACACGTATCTGGAACGGCGCTGGCCGCACGAGACGGGGATCTCGCTGCCCGTGGCGGCGTGCGCGATCGATTCTGGTTACGAATCGCAGGCGGTGTACGAGTTCTGCCGGACGCGCTATCACCGGCGCATCTTCGCGGTTAAAGGCAAGGGCGGCCCGCTGCCGGTGTGGCAACGCAAGCCGACGGCGAAGAACATCCGTGGCGAGAAGCCGTGGATCGTGGGCACGGACACGGCCAAGGAGACGATCTACGGGCGGCTCAGGAATCCGACACCGGGCACGCCCGGCTACTCGCATTTCCCGGCGGACCGCGAGGAGGCGTACTTCGAGCAACTGCTTGGCGAGGTGCTGGTGACGACGTATGCCAAGGGCCAGCCGAAGCGCGAGTGGCGGCCGAAGCCGGGCGTGCGGCAGGAAGCGCTTGATGCGCGCGTCTATGCTTACGCCGCGTTGCGGGCACTTGTATCGATGGGACTATCGCTCGACAACGAAGCCGACCGGATCTTGGCTGCGAACCGGCCACGTCCCGTGCCGGAGGACGACACCGATCGCGCAAAGTGGCTGGGCGACCGGGGAAGGAAGTGGCTCGCGCGATGAAGGTGCGGAGTGAGCCTCAGAGTGTGCGTGGCGTGTGGGAATACCTGGTGATTACCACCGAAGCGGAATCGCCGAACGTGCTCGCCGAGCACGGCGCGCAGGGTTGGGAACTCGTCGCAGTCGTCCGCGAGTTCGGCACACGGGCGACGTTCTACTTCAAGCGCCGGAGAAGTTAAGTGGCTTGGACACAGCAACAACTCGACGCCATCGAGGCGGCGATCGCGAGCGGCGAACTGACTGTCCGCTTCGGCGACCGCACCGTGACCTACCGCTCGATGGATGAGCTTCTCCAGGCGCGCGCCGTGATTCGAGAAGCGCTGGCAGCCGAATCCGGCGCCGCCACGGATCGTTTCAGCTTCGCCCAGACCTCAAAAGGATGAACTGGCTCGACAAAGCAATCGCTTGGGTGTCGCCCGAGACGGGTCTGCGCCGGCTGCGCGCACGGCGCGCCGCCGACTTGGTGCGCCTGGCCTACGAAGGCGCGCGGACCGACCGCCGCACCGGAGGATGGGTCACTTCCGGCAACTCCGCCAACGCGGAGATTTCGGTGGCCCTTGCGAAGTTGCGGGAGCGCTCGCGCGACCTGATCCGCAACAACGCCTATGCGGCGCGGGCCGTGGCCGAGATCGTGGGCAACGCCATCGGCACGGGCATCACGGCGCAGGCGCGAACGGGCGAGCCGGATCTGGATCGCGCGATCAACGCCGCCTGGGCCGGCTGGATCGAAGAATGCGATGCCGACGGGCATCTCGACTTCTACGGGCTCCAGGCATTGATCGCCCGCACGGTGTTTGAAAGCGGCGAGTGCCTGGTGCGGTTCCGGCAGCGCCGCGAAAGCGATGGCCTCACGGTCCCGCTGCAGCTTCAGGTGCTCGAGCCCGATTACCTTGACCACACCAAGACGCAAAAGACCGACACCGGCTACATCATCCAGGGCATCGAGTTCGACCTGGTGGGCCGGCGCATCTACTACTGGCTTTACGGCCAGCATCCGGGCGATGTGGTGCAGACAGGCGTGCGCGGCGGGGCGTCGCTGCAATCGATTCGCGTGCCGGCCTCGGAGGTGCTGCACATCTACCGCAAGGACCGCCCCGGCCAGGTGCGCGGCGTGCCGTGGCTCGCGCCGGTGGTGGTCACGTTGCGAGATCTTGACGAGTACGAGGAAGCTGAACTGGTCCGCAAGAAGATCGAGGCCTGCTTTGCGGCCTTCGTGACGCAGCCGCAAGGGCCGGACGGCCCGCCGATTGCGCCGAGTGTGCCCGATGCCGCTACCGGCAAGCGGGTCGAGAGCTTCGAGCCCGGCATGATCGAGTACCTGAAGCCCGGCGAGGAGATCACGTTTGCTTCGCCGTCGGCGTCGTCGGGCTATCGGGATTACGTGGCGGCGAAGCAGGCGCAGATCGCCACGGGATTGCAGCTCACTTACGAGCAGTTGACCGGCGATCTCTCGCGCGTGAACTACTCTTCGTACCGCGCGGGGCTCTTGAGCTTCCGCAACGGCATCGAAGGATTCCGCTGGCTGACCTTCATCCCGATGCTGTGCGCGCCGGTCTGGGAGCGCTTTCTCACGGTGGCTTATGCCGTCGGCGCCATTCCAGAGCCTGGGCCGTTCCGCGCCGAGTGGACGCCGCCGGGCTTCGGCAGCGTCGATCCGTACAAAGACTCCGTCGCCACGCTGAACCGCCTGCGCACCGGCACACTCACGCTGCGCCAGGCCATCGCTGAGCAGGGCTACGACCCGGACGCGCAGCTGGAGCAGATCGCCGAGATCAACCGGCTGCTCGACGAGCGCGGCATCGTGCTCGACTGCGATCCGCGCCGCGTGACGCAGAGCGGCGCGCAACAAAAGGAGCTTCAGAATGACCCCAACGAGAGAACGGCTGGAAGCGCAGTTTGAGGCGCTCGCTCCGGCGGACCGCGACGAACGCACGGCGACACTCACCTGGTACACGGGCGCGTCGGTACGCCGCTACGACGCGCGCGGACCTTTCGAGATGCGCTTCTCGATGGAGCCGGGCGCGATCCGTATGGGCCGCTTGGCGAGCGGCTCGGCGCCGCTGCTCAACTCGCACCGCGACTTCACGGTCGATGACGTCATCGGCGTGATCACGCGGGCGTGGATCGAAAACGGCCAGGGCAAGGCGACCGTGCGGTTTTCCAAGCGCGCCGACGTGGACCCGGTCTGGCAGGACGTCCAGGACGGCATTCTGCGCAACGCCTCGATGGGCGTCGCCATTCATGCCGTCGAAGATGTCACGCCGCAAGGAGCGGCGACGCGCCAAGTGCTGGTGACCGATTGGGAGCCCGAGGAGGTCTCGCTCGTGCCCATCGGCGCCGACCCTGGCGCGGGATTCAGGTTTCAACGGGCAACTGGCCCACAGGAGCAGAAGATGGATGAAACCATCATTACCGCCGCGGGCGAAGAGGCCCGTGACGAACTGAAGGTCAATCTGGATGCCGAGCGCCAGGCCGCCGCACTGGCCGAACGCTCGCGCATCCGGGAAATCGAGAAGGTTGGCCGCACGCTGGAAGTCGACGCGCGGCTGGTCGCTCAGCATGTCGAAGCGGGCACCTCGATTGAGGAGTTCCGCAAGCTGGCGCTCGACGATGCGGCCAACCGTTCGGAAACGACCGAGATCCGCAGCGCCGCTGCCGTGGTCACGCGCGATGAAACCGAGACCCGGCGCGCCGGGATCATGGCGGCGCTCTTGCACCGCTACGATCCGGCGGTGTTCCCCTTAAAAGATGACCTCGGCCGTGACTGGACCGGGCAGACCCTGCTCGATCTGGCGAAGGAGTGTCTGGAACTCTCGGGCACGCGCACGCGCCGTCTGCCGCGCCATGAGATCGCCAAGCTTGCGCTCTCGACCTCGGACTTCCCCTCGATCCTCGCCGACGTCGCCAACAAGACGCTGCGGCAGGCCTACGAGGCCTACCCGCGCACGTTCCTGCCGTTCTCGCGGCGGCGCTCGGCGGTGGACTTCAAGAACATCAACGCCGTGCAGTTGGGCGAAGCGCCGAGCTTGATGAAGGTCAACGAGAAGGGCGAGTTCACCCACGGCTCGATCGCCGAATCGAAGGAGACCTACAAGCTCGCCACCTACGGCCGCATCGTCTCGATCACGCGCCAGACGATCATCAACGACGATCTGAGCGCCTTCACGCGCATCCCGGCGGGCTTTGGCGTGGCGGCGGCGACGCTTGAAAGCGACACCGTGTGGGGCATCATCACCTCGAACCCGGCGATGGGCGACGACGTGACGCTGTTCCACGCCAACCACGCGAACCTCAACACGGGCGCGGGCAGCGCGCTCGCCTTGGCCGGACTCGGGGCGGGCATGGCGGCGATGGCCAAGCAGAAGGGTCTCGATGGCGTCACCGTGCTGAACGTGCAGCCGCGCTACCTGGTGGTGCCGGTGGCTTTGCAACTCACGGCGTTCCAGATGATCGCGCCGAATCTCGCGCCGGCGAAATCCGCCGACCTCGTGCCCGACTACATCCGCGCGCTGACGCCGATCGCCGAGCCGCGGCTTGACGCCGCGAGCACGACGGCCTGGTATCTGTTCGCCTCGCCGGACCAGATCGACACGATCGAGTACGCGTATCTGGAAGGCCAGGACGGCGTCTACATCGAGACCCGTCAGGGCTTCGACGTGGATGGTGTCGAGATCAAGGCGCGCCTGGACTTCGGGGCCAAGGCGATCGACTGGCGCGGGCTTCAGAAGAACGCGGGCGCGTAATCGAGGAGGACTGACACATGAAGAACTACGTGCAGAAGGGTGAAACGCTGACGCTCACCGCGCCCTATGCGGTGAGCTCGGGCGGCGGCGCGCTGGTGGGATCGATTTTCGGCGTTGCCGCCGCCGACTACGCGAGCGGCGCCGAAGGGGAGTTCCAGGTCGAGGGCGTCTTTGACCTGACGCGGGAGGCCGGCGCCGGCACGGCCTGGTCGGCCGGCGACCTCATCTACTGGGACAACACGAATAAGCGCGCCACGAAGACCGCGACCAGCAACAAGCTGATCGGTGTGGCGGTGAGGGGCGCGGCCGACGGCGACGCCACGGGCCGGGTGCGGCTGAACGGGGCGTTCCTCTCCTGATGGCGTTCGCTGATTCCGTCAGCCGTGTGGACGAGGCTTGCCTGCGGGTTTTCGGGCGGGAGATCACATACCTTCGCGAGGCCGGCGGGCAGACTCTCGTCCACGCCGTGTTTCAACCGGCGCGGGAGGCTGAGGATGCTTCGCCTGGAGTCTACGCCGTGCTGTTCGTGCGCGCGGCGGACTTGCCAACAGCGCCCGTGCGAGGCGATGAGGTCGAGATCGGCGGCATTCGCTACAAGGTTTTCGACATCGAGGCCGATGCCGAGGGCGCCGCCGTGCTCAGACTCCGCAAGACCGCCTGACTTGTGGAAGATCTTCCACAAGTGGGCCGGCGGGGAGATCGACTTCCGGAAAATCTCCCGGAAGTCGGACTTCCGGTCAATTGCGCGGAAGTCCTTGGGGACGATTCATGCCGAGCGTCCGCGTATATCAGAAACGGCAACTCCGGCTCGACCTCCTCAACTTCCGTCAACAGCAGATGTATGAGCTGGGCAGCGCGGGCGTCGCGGCGGTGAAAGCGCGGCTGGCGGCGGCGCAGGGCCCCACGGATTCCGCGGCGAAGCCGCTCACCAAGCGCTACGCGATCTGGAAGACCCGCAAAGGCAAGGGCAACCGGCGCAACCTGACTTTCACTGGCGACCTGCTGCGGAACTTCCAGGTCCGCACCGTGAGCGAGAGCCGGGCCAAGGCCAGCCTTTCAACCCGAAAGGACCGCATCAAGGCCTGGGCCAACCAGAAGCGCGAGG